ATTCAAGCTAGAAAGACCTGACTTACCTATCGTCTACTCACCAACTGCTGAAATCAGACCCTTCGTACAGAGGTTTATGTATAAAAGGTTTGTTAAGAATATGTCTGCTAAGAAGGGTGAACCTATGGGTGTTTATCACAAGACACTTATGGCAGATAATCTAAATAATGACTTAAAGGACAATCAGGGTAGCTTCAACTGTGGCAAGCCATCAGGATACATTAAAGACTTTAAGGCATTACCTGTGGCTACACAGGAAGTAATCAAACAGATTAAAAGAGTACGAGTAATCTTAGGTACTATTGACATGCCTGATGCTAAAGATGAGAAAGGCAACAAAGTTACACTAGAACCTAACACTCCTTTTATATGGGAGATTGACAATCGTGATGCATTTAAGACAATGGGAGAACCTTTTAATAAGTTTAATCAAACTAAGAGACTTCCTGTTCAACACTACATTACGTTGACTAGTGAAGAAAGAAAGATACCTAGTGGTTCATCTTTTTATTTACCTAACTATTCACTTGACTTGCAGAAATCTGTTAAAGTGACAGATGAAGACCAAAATACTTTCATAAACTTCATGGCATGGATAGATAATTATAACAGTTATATATTTAATGAATGGGAAATGAAAGCTAAAGCACCTGTAAGCAAAGAGGATAAAGACATCGTTGATGATTTCATTGATGTTAATGTAGATGAAGAGGTGGTATAGTGAACCATCCTGCTGAAATGATGATTCATCAGTATCTTGAGAATGCCACAAGTGGTGCTTCAGCTATGAGTCAAGAAAATATTGAACAAGTAGCTAATGATATTAAAGATGCTTTGAATCGTCAGTTCAACACTAAAAGGGATGACAAGTTTAGGTTACGTATGTCTAATATAGGCAGACCCTCATGTCAGCTTTGGTTTGAAAAGAATAAACCTGAGACTGCGTTACCTAAACCTACCACTTTCATAATGAACATGATGATTGGTGATATAGTAGAGGCAGTATTTAAAGCAGTATTAAGAGAAGCTAATGTAAAATTTGAAAATAGTGATACAGTTACTCTTGAAATTGACGAAAAAACTACTATATCAGGTTCATATGACTTAGTTATGAATGATGCAGTTGACGATATCAAATCTGCATCTGATTGGTCATATAAATATAAGTTTGATTCCTATGAATCTTTACATTCAGGCGATAGTTTTGGTTATGTTGGACAACTAGCAGGTTACGCAAAGGCTTCTAACAAGAAGGCAGGTGGTTGGTGGGTTGTAAACAAAGCCAATGGTCATTTTAAATATGTTCGTGCCAATATTGACATGGATAAAGAGCTTGACAAAATCAAAACGAATATAAAGGCAACGGAATCAGACGATTTAGTGCGATGCTTTGAGCCTGAGCCTGAAACCTTTAGGGGTAAACCTACAGGCAATATGGTTTTAAATAAAAATTGCACATTTTGTTCATATAGGCAATCGTGTTGGGAAACTTTACGTGAGTTACCTGCACAGATGTCTCAAGCTAGAGAACCTAAAATGGTTCAATATGTTAAGTTGAAAGGAGAGTAGCATGAGTAAATCACTAGATGAACTAAAAGCGAACATTGAAGAAATGGAAAAGCAACTAGCTGAAGCAAAAAAAGAATATCGTGACCTACGTACTGCAGGTCTGCGTGATGCTATTGAAGCTAGAAAAGCTGCAGATGAAGCAGTAAAAGAAGAGCTTAAAAACTTAGGCTATTCTAATACATATTCATATAGCAATCCTTTTATTTCATGGCGAAACTTCTAATTGTCTCCTCATAAGATAAGAAGAGATGCAATAAAGCATGGGTATAGGAGTGGATTAGAACACACCATATCTGTCTATCTTACAGAGCTAAAGCATAAATATGATTATGAATCTATTAAGATAGAGTGGGAAGACTTATCATATCGCACCTATACCCCTGACTTTATATTAAACAATGGAATTATAATAGAAACAAAGGGTAGGTTTCTAGCAATAGATAGAAGAAAACATTTAGCTATAAAAAGACAACACCCTAACTTAGATATTAGGTTTGTGTTTACTAACAGTAGAAGCAAACTAAGAAAGGGTGCTAAATCTTCTTATGGGCAATGGTGTGACAAGTATGGATTTAGGTATTACGACAGGATAATTCCTGAAGATTGGCTCAAAGAAAAGGGCAAGAATAAACACCCTAAATTTATAAAGTTTACAGGTGCTAAAGTAAGGAGAGTTAAATGAGTGTAGGCAATAAAGTATTAGATGAAGATTTTGTTATATGTGTTAGACCACAGATGGATAAGAACTTTAATTGGACAACTGAAGTTAATGTTTTTATAATGACTTCTGAAAACAATCCTCTTAATGATGACGATTACTATGGTGTATTAGATTTCTGTAGGGCTTTATGTGCCACTATAGCTATCATGGAAAAGGATGATGACCTTAGAAAAAGAGCAGTAAAAGAAGCAGATGAATATGAGAAGGCTGAGAAGCCTAAGTTAAAAGTAGTTGACAAAAAAGATAATGTTGTGCTACTATCTTTTGAATCTGATAACGATAATAAATTACAATGATAAGACATTTGGAGTACATGCGAATGAAAGCAGAACAGGAAGAACAAAAAGAAGATATGGTCAATAGCCCTAAACATTACAATGAATCAGGGATTGAATGCATTGATGCTTTGGAAGCTATGTTAGGTAAAGGTTTTGAGTCTTATCTGCAAGGTAATATCGCTAAGTACTTATGGAGATACAAATACAAGAATGGCTTAGAAGATTTAAAGAAGGCTCAATGGTATTTGAATAAACTTATAGAGGTTTGCGATGAGAGTTAAGATTATGGCTACACTTATTATTGACCCTGAAGAATATCCTATTCCTTCAGATGGAGATGTTACAGAAGACTTTGAGGATTATATGCGTGAGCTATTTCACGACTTAGAGGGTGTTAAAATATCCCATATTAAAATACTAACGGAGTAAGAAATGAACAGTAATTATTTACCAACAGACTACCAAAATTTTATAGCACTCTCTCGCTATGCAAGATGGAAAGACGATGAACAAAGAAGAGAAAATTGGGGTGAGACAGTAGATAGATATTTTAGTTACATGACTAGTCACCTTAAAGGTAATTATAATTATAATTTAACAAAAGCATTAAAAGATAAATTAACTCAACAGATAATGGACTTAGGTGTTATGCCTAGTATGAGAGCTTTGATGACTGCAGGACCTGCTTTAGATAGGTGTCACGTGGGTGGTTATAACTGTAGTTATATACCTGTAGATAGTCCACGTAGTTTTGACGAGTGTATGTACATACTTATGTGTGGCACAGGTGTAGGATTCTCTGTTGAACGTGAGAATGTAGACAAGCTACCCATTGTTAATGAACACTTTGAAGACAGCACTACTATCATAACTGTGGCTGACAGCAGACCCGGTTGGGCTAAAGCATTGAGAGAACTTATTGCTATGTTATATGTAGGGCAAGTTCCAAAATGGGATGTATCACAGGTAAGACCTGCAGGTGCTAGACTAAAAACATTTGGTGGTAGAGCATCAGGACCTGCACCATTAGTTGAATTATTTCAGTTCTGCATACAGAAGTTCAAAGGAGCTAAAGGTAGAAGACTATTCCCTATTGAGTGCCACGATTTAATGTGCAAGATTGGTGAAGTTGTAGTTGTAGGTGGTGTAAGACGTTCTGCTCTTATCTCTTTATCTAACTTAGGTGATGACCAAATGAGACATGCCAAGTCAGGTCAATGGTGGGAGAATGAAGGGCAAAGAGCATTAGCTAATAACTCTGTAGCATTCAAAGGTAAGCCTGAGATGGGTACATTCATGCGAGAGTGGACATCCTTATATGAATCTAAGTCAGGTGAACGTGGCATCTTCAATCGTAGAGCAGCCAAAGAGAAGGCATCTGAGAATGGTAGACGTGATATTGACCACGAGTTTGGATGCAATCCTTGTAGTGAGATTATACTTAGACCTTATCAGTTCTGTAATCTTACTGAAGTTGTATGTAGAGCCACAGATGACTTAGCATCTTTAACAGAGAAGGTACGTATGGCTACTATACTAGGTACATTTCAATCTACCCTTACTAACTTTAAGTACCTACGTAAGATATGGAAAGATAATACAGAGGAAGAGAGATTGTTAGGAGTTTCCCTAACAGGTATCTTGGATACAAATATATGGACAGAAGAAGTACTTACTATGTTAAGAGAAGTAGCAGTAGAAACTAATAAGAAGATGGCTAAAGACTTAGGTATACCACAGTCAACTGCTATTACTTGTGTAAAGCCAAGTGGTACAGTTAGTCAATTAGTTGACAGTGCATCAGGTATTCATGCTAGACACAATGACTACTACATCAGAACTGTACGTGGTGATAACAAAGACCCACTAACACAGTTTATGAAACAGAGTGGTATACCAAGTGAGCCTTGTGTTATGAAACCTGATAGCACTACTGTGTTTAGTTTTCCTATGAAGTCACCTCAAGGTGCTGTCACGAGAACACAGATGTCTGCTATTGAACAGCTAGAGTATTGGCTCATGTTCCAAAGACATTGGTGTGAGCACAAGCCTTCTGTTACTGTGTCTGTAAAGGAAGATGAATGGATGGATGTAGGAGCATGGGTATACAAGAACTTTGATGAAGTATCAGGTATATCTTTCTTACCATTCAGTGACCATACGTATGCTCAAGCACCTTATCAAGATATAGAAAGAGAAGAATATTTAGAGTTGAAACAGATAATGCCCAAGTCTATTGATTGGTCTAAGTTAGCAGACTTTGAAAAAGAAGACACTACTTCAGGTGGAAGAGAGTTAGCTTGTACAGCAGATGCCTGTGAAGTAGTTGACTTAACAGCTAATTAATGTTAGAATCTGCTGAGTTATTATGGTGGCAATGGTGGTTACTTATCGCCATTTCCATCAACACAACTATAAACTTAATCGTTTTCTTTAAAGGTAGAAAGCTACACATACGAGAATTTTTACATTTAAAACCAAAAAGAAAGGCTAAATAATGAGAGATATGATACTTAATGCAATTAAAACTAAAATGATAGGGCAGATGAATGCTCATATAGCTAATGCAGAGGTTATGCTAAACAACCCCGTTGGTGCAAGAGACAGGGCAACTGTAATAGATACTATTGAGAAAGAACTGTCTGCTTTAGAACATCTTAATGGAAGACTTAACGTACTAACTAAATACTTTGAAAGGAGTAATGAGAATGCAATTGAAGAACAGAAAGCGAAATCCAAATCTAAGTAAATATGATGCACCTCTAAAGATACAGTTTACTAGAGGTATATCAGACTTCAAGAGAGGCAAAGTTATTAATCCATACCATAGTAATACCATGCAAGCACGTGAATGGCTTAGAGGTTTTAACACCTCATATTATCAAAGATTAGAAAGGGTCAAACGAGATGAAGCTAGAAGAGGAAGCGAAAAAATTCATGCAGGATAAATTAGTTATAGAAGAAGTAATGACTGCTGAGTTTTATGAAATGAAGGCAGGGCAGACAGCCATATTCCCTAAATACAAAGCCCTAGAGTATCTAGCTCTAGGGTTAACGAGTGAAGCAGGGGAAGTAGCAGGTAAGGTAAAGAAACTTATACGTGATGGTGAGGATATGGAAGGCTTTGAGTTGAAGAAACTTGCCATAGCATCAGAGATAGGTGACGTACTTT